TTCGTTATGTCTATGTCCACGCCATATTTCACCACGGGTTGTCCGACCCCATGCCGCACGATCCCTAGCTGCAATAGCAAGAGCCAATTTGCTAGGGTCAGAAACCTTTTGGTGTCCGTGAATACCTGCAAGAAGATTGCCTTCCCACTCGTGCGTGAAAATCTCAACGCCATCTTTTAGGGTAAATCTACCTTCACCCCTATACCTCTGGCGCAGAGCCTGTCTCAATATAAGAGGCATAGCGTGATCGTGATTCCCTTTGATAGCATGATAGATCACGTTATCTGCCTTGGTCAGAGCATACTCGATGATGTCAACGGTAATGTCAGTGGCGACATCTGTCAGGTCGTCAAACTCTATGTCAACGGCAAGTGGGTGATTGCTTGCAGGGGTCAAAGCGGAATTGTCATTGGCTTCCGTGAAGTCACCGCCGTTGAGCAGAATAAGCGTTTCTGCGCATGGTGCGCGGTCGATCACATCCTTGACGCCATCTGACAGTCTTTCAACCGCACTCGCTGTTCCGTAAGAGCCAACGCGCATACCAAGATGTACATCATAGATCGGAACAAAGTTAAGAATGTCCGACGATGGTTGCTTGGGTCTACTGATATAGGGCGCAGTGACAATACCATTAAGTCTGTCAGCAATTTGATCTGCTATATTCTCTGAGGTGTTTGATTCCTCCGAATTTGGCATCTGGAAATACAGACTAGCGCCATCCGTCTTGATCCACCCTGAGTGAAGCACACTGGCGTCCTGCATACCGACTTCGGACATCGCGCCCTGCACTGCCGGATCAGTCTCTAGGTGCTTCCTTGCCCCGCTCAGACGCTCACTAAAGGACGACTGCACGATACCGAGTGCCTGTGCAGCATCCTTCTGGTTTCCGTACTTCTCATAGGCGTCGAACGCCTCTTTTTGCTTTGGTGTCAATGGAAGTACCTCAACCAGCTTTGACGGCAATGCTCACGCCCTAAAATGCCAACAAGCGGGGACCAGCCACGCTCAAGGCGGTTTTGCCATGCTTGCGCACACCAAGAGCAATTCTTACCACGGATTCTATGATGGGTTAGACGTGAAATATCATTTATCCGCATAGCTCTGCTCTTGTTTCGTTGTGGATAACTATATCCTTGAGCAGTTTTCTATCGTTCTGATCTAAAAACTCAACAACACCCGTCTTGTCAAAATATAGTGTTGTTGAAATGTCACAGTAATTAGCTGTCCTCTTTGCGCACCCATTGAGAAGCGCGGTCGATAAGATAAGGATCATTTTCCACTTCATCGCGAATATCCCTCGCTTTACGCATAGCATTTAAGTTATCACTCGATACCTTATTCTGCTCTGCCTTACGCCCTTCTCGATATAGGAACACACCAGCAAAAGCGAGTGCAGCAAAGAAGGCGGCGTAGATGTACGCTTTAAGTGTCGCCATTGGCCCATTTCCGTAGACGCTCACGCATGATGAACAGAGTAGATAGAACAATCAAACAAGCAAAGCCTAACACGATGTATTGCGCATAGCTGTCTAGCGCTGCGATTGCACTTGCGGCTGTTCCTACACCACCTGCAATGCTGACGGCACTAGCCTGAATGGTTTTAGACTGTGTGACGCTTGTGCGTGGCTTTGGTGGGTTGGTGCCTGTTGACCAAACTGTTGCTGGATATACTTTACGATCCAACTCAAAATGCGGACCATCCTTGAAGGATCGCCACTCCCCGCCCCAGACAACAGGGACGCCCTCTAGTGTAGCTGCGGCTTTGACCGCTGGCCCTAACTGGTCATATAGTGGCCAAGCAAACTCTGGGCCATTTGATCCAATGGGTAATAGATCAACTGCATGGCCAGTGATGTGACGACTAAACATCGTTTTACTTGCACCAGAAGCAACCAATTCTTTTTGCCTATCTTCTGAGCGCAGACCTTCGATCACGATGAAATCGAGAGGGGAATCTTGTAGCGCACGGTCGATTACGCGACGTAGATCAGGGTGAATACCTTTTAGACTGTTCAGGCTTCGCGGGGAGTATTTGCGTGTCATCTGTCTTTCCTTAGATACGCCTCAAGGCTGTCGAGTTTCGATAGAACTTGCGTCATCTGTTGCTGCAAGGCGGCATGAGCGTTCTTGCTTGCTTCCCCTTGGGCTTCTAGTTTGGCTTCAAGAACCTTCATTTCAGTACCCATAACCGTAATACGTTTCAGCATCCAAATTACCATACCAACAAGCGGTGCAACAATCCACTTCATAAGAGGTTCTATAAGTTCCATCGTCACACCTTTAGGTCAATTTGTATGTTGCAAGAATACCATGACGGGAACAGGTTAATCAATCGAAGCGAGTTACTCTTCAGGTTTCCAGCTAGGGTCGATAGCTTTAGCTGCGCCCTCTGCTTCTTCTTTTGTGTCATACTCAGATACAGGGTGGATGGTAGACAGCTTAGTGCTTACACCTACCTCCAAAACGTCTGGTCCCCGTGGTGAATCAATACAAACAAACTGTGCTTTATCAAAAACGTAGTCCATTACACTTGTCCTCCATCAGTAATAGTCCAACCAGCGGTGTTCACCAAATAACTCCTAGCTGAAACAGCATCATTAAACTGGTTGCCTGTAGTGTAAGCTGTGTTGTTGTATGTAATTCCAGACGCACCAAGTTGGATGTTGTTTCCAGCATTACCTGCAAAGTGCGAATTAGCCCAACCTATCACGATGCGGGAGTAGTTTTCAGTAGATAACCCTGAATTATCGAACATGCTAGACATAGATATGACTTCAGAGATATCCCAAGAACTAAGGTCTTGGTTAAAGCTGGAGGCATCTCTGAACATACTAGTCATAAACAGAACTTTAGAAACATCCCAAGAGCTAATATCCCTATTAAACCCGTAGGCGTCCCTAAATGCACTGAAACAGTTGTTTAATTTACTGGTGTCCCAATTCTCTGGACCTGTAACATTAGCTGTGCTGAATCGCATTATGTATCTAAGACTGCGGACTGTTACGGGTAGATAGTTAGGGAGACTCAATAAGGATGTCGATTCGCATTCAGAAACTACATCTTTCCCGCCGTAATAGTAGTTGTCTATAGACACAACATTGTTCTGAGAGTTTGAGGCCGTGTTTACATTCACACTAAAGCGACCAGTTAGGTTTACTCCCGTTATGTGTATTTGATAAGTGCTAGAGGGGGATGGATATGTGTGGTACACATCACTACCTGCACTGACCACGTTTTCTACTGTACCATCACCCCAATCTATCCTTAAGTCAGTCTGAAAAAGACCTAGATAAAGGTCTACAGTCTGACCGAGAGAGGCGTCTACAGTAATAAGAACTGGTATCTGCCAAGTAAAGGGCGTACCGTCAGTCCCTTTGCCTTTTATTGCCCCAAACTCTCTGCTCTTGTCTTTAACCCTAATGCCATTTCTTAGGTTTAATTTTATTCCCGCCATGCGCTGTCCCCCTTAAAGCGACAAGACAAACAGTTGTCCATCTAAGGGGGTAGCACTGTTAAAAGCCGCCTCGCTTGTGTAGACAACCACCGTACTTGAGATGGTGGCGGCAGATGTAGCTGCATCGTTTGCGTGACCGAGAGCCACATTAGCCTGTGTTTCACAGTAAGTCCCAAGGGTGTTACCCTCAGTCTGGAACGTAGGTAATGCACCGAGGAAAGCATCGGCGTCTGTAGAGAACGTCTCAGGGCTATCCTCACGGTTAGGTGGAGTTGGTAGTGCGGTAAATGTAGGTGCGGCCATTAGGTCAGTCCTTCTACTTCTATTGTTGCATAGCTTATGGATGGTGTTTGTAGGTTAATACTAAATTGTGTGTAAAAACCATACAAGATCAAGCCGTAGCTTGTGTCCTGATTTCCTATCCACACGATAGGGGTGGCCCTATACAAAGCGAGAACCCTCTGAATACGTCTGGCGTCTTGAGTGTTTAGTTCCACCTCAAAGTCAGCTTTTTGTGCGAAAGCACGTTCGATAATAATTGCATTACCAAAGGTGTCCCTCTCTTTTCTTGAGTAGTCTTCGATGCCAATGGTGGTGCCATATCCTGTGCGACCAAGCGAGGTGAGCGTACCAAGTGCAATTTGACCAACCTCAACAGTGTTGCCTGTGTCTGTAATAGTTACAGTTATCTCAGCGCCAGTGTAACTAGGCAAATCTACAACAAGAAGTTCTTTGTCTTTTGTTGTCGCAGGTGTAAAGAAGTAAGTGTACCAGTCAATAACATCAGTCGTGTCTTGAAGTTGGTGAGTCTTGTCATAAACAGTCGTTGAACCAGTCGTTTCTACAACTTGAATCTGAACAGCGTCTGCCTCTAAACCAAAGAAAGCTAGAGAGTTAATCAGGTCTGTTGTTGTCGTAATCACATACTGTATTGAGTTTAGTTGCGTTACAGGATCACTGATCTTTTGGTCAAACGCCTTCCACCGATTGGTTGCTCCAACAGTTATCCAGTTAGTCCCGTTATCGGTGGTCGGATCATTCCCTACGTTGCTGTTGGTTGCGCTCTCATACACTTTGTGTGTGGTAGTAGAGATAACCCTGTCGCCAAGATTATAGGTAGTACCAGAAGCCCAAGCCAGGTAGTCATCCTCTGGCACATTGGATGAGGTCAGCAGGCTATCTGTTATCGTTACAGGCTCAATAACTTGCATTATGCGGTCCTTTCAGCAGGAAGTCCTACGACATCCCAACTACGGATGGTGTCACGACTATCTTTACTGTTTTTAATTAGTTTAGAGAAGGCAAACATTGTCTCCTTGTGCATTTCCTTCATCTGAACGACCATACCTTTTAACTCATTTGTGGTACTTGCCGCACCGCTAGACATAATGCTAGATACGCTTGTCCCTGCACTAGAAGGTGGCATAATATCATTAGCGACAGATAGCCCAGCAGCAGCTCTGGCTTGTTGGAAACTAAGTAGAGTAGCAAAGTTAGTCTCCTTGAGAGAGCTGGTGAGATTATCCACAGCTTTTGCTGCATCTTGGGCAGCATGAATTTGCTCAAGGATACCACGATTAAGTTCATGGGTAGACTCAAGTTCCATACGACGAAGTTCCTCAGTGTCACCCTGAAGATTGAGGAGTTGGTTCTCAAGCTGTAGTCGTTGTTGCAGTACAGATTGAAGTTCATTCATACTGCTGATGTTGGGTATCAGTGATGCGAATGAATCACCCAGCTTGGTAAGCTCTTGAGTGATCTTCTGCATCTTAGCTTCTTCTGAAAGCCCTTTTAGGGACAGTTTGAAGTTATGGCTAAACTTATTAAAGACATCGGTAGATGCGCCTAGATACTCAGCGGTTTCAAAAATAGACCTCTGGACTTCATTGATCATCCCAGAGATAGGGTTGTTTGCACCAAGAGAAGTTGTGCTAGTCCTAGTTTTACTAGATAGACCCCAGAACTGCGTAGTCTTAGTTTTCTCAAAGCTCTGTACAAACGAATCCATGTTTTTAACAGTTGCTTGGATGCCTGTGTCTAGTGTCTTAGTCTTCTTACTAAAGAAACTAATTGCCGCAGCTACAACAAGAAGCGGTGCGGCTACAGCACCGATGGCTGTCCCTACACCAGCAAGACCGCCCATCCCAAGACCCCCACTAACAGCGCCCCCAATGGCTGTAGCGCCACCAGAAAGACCGCCTGCAAGGAAACCTTGTCCTGCAACAGCAGCACCAGAAAGAAGCCCTGATCCCAAGGCTCCCGCCCCAGCAGCTAATCCACCAGCCATGCCACCAGCCATGCCACCAGCCATGCCACCAGTTAGTCCGCCAGTGATACCTGATACAAGAGGCTGGATAAAACTCTGCTGCGCCAGAGACATGAGCATTTGCCGGATCATATTCTTAAATGCACCTGCAACAGTCTGAGTGCCATTAAGGATAGAAGTGAATGCGTTTGTCAGACCATTCCGAATACCAGAGATCATGGACTGATAGTCTTCGCTTTCATTAGAAAGCCTATTAAGTTCTTTCTGCTCTTTAACAAGAAGTTTGACCCTGTCGTCGTTCAGGCTAATGCCGCGCCTTTGAACATCGTTGTAGATGTTCTGAATTGCAATTTCTTCTTGGGAAAGACCAATAAGACTCTTCTTCTGGTTAATCTCAAGCAGTTGCTGTGCGAGGTATTCTTCGTAATTCTGAGTAGCGCCACCACCGCCTGTTGCTGTAGGGGTATTACGAGCGGCATCCTGAAGCCTTACTCTTTCTTCTTCTGATGAAGCTAATTGCCCTATGCGGTCTCTTTGTCCACCGTACATTGTCTCAACAATAGGCCTATCCACACCTGCGTCTACGGCCTCTTGTATGCGCCTATCAAGGTCTACGCGCATACCTGCTATATTTCCAGCCACAGCCGCGTTTGCGCCTGTTCTTAGAGCTTCAACCTTGGCCGCTGATACAGCAAGGGCTTTGTCTAAGTTACCTGCAAAACTGTCTAGGCTTGACATAGCCGACACTGCGTCACGTAAGGCGCTAGCGAGATCGTTCGCAGAATTGGCAGTATCTTCGACACCATCTGCTAGGTTGTGCGCCTCAACAGCCGCATCAATGTAGTTGTCTCTCTGTTCAGCCGTCAGATTAGCGGCTATGGCCTCTAGCCTTGCTCTTTCTATAGCAACATTAACGCTATCTTGCCCGTACCTATTGATAATCTCTTGCGTACCAATCTCGTTACGCTTCTCGCGCATCATGTCCATATATGTGCGATTGCGATCAATCTCAGCTTGACGACCCGCTTCAATAAGGTCGTTGACGCCTTTTTGATGCTCAAGAAAGTCTTTCATCGCATCTGCGGAATCATTCGCAGAATTGGCAGTATCTTCGACACCATCTGCTAGGTTGTGCGCCTCAACAGCCGCATCAATGTAGTTGTCTCTTTGCTCAGCCGTCAGATTAGCAGCTATGGCCTCTAGCCTCGCCCTTTCTATAGCAACATTAACACTGTCTTGCCCGTACTGATTGATAATCTCTTGCATACCAATCTCGTTACGCTTCTCGTGCATCATGTCCATATATGTGCGATTGCGATCAATCTCAGCTTGACGACCCGCTTCAATAAGGTCGTTGACGCCTTTTTGATGCTCAAGAAAGTCTTTCATCGCATCAGCGACATCTTTTGAAATGCTACTAACAATACCCAACTCCTCAGCCTGCTTTGCGAAATTGTCTGCAGCCTCTGAAGAAACACTCGCCAGCCTCGCTTCTGTCGCAACGGTGAGGTCTCTAAGCTCCTCCATAGATTTTGCCGCAGAAACAGACTCCAAGTAAGAAGCCTCTATCTCACGAATTAGCTTTACTTGCTCAAACAACCTTTCGTTTTCTTCGCGAACCTTATTAGCTGCGTCTACATTACCCTGCACCATACCTGGGGCAAGGGCCGCGCCTAGTCTGTCTAAGAAAGATATGCTTTGGGCCTCTACGTCAGCAACATTCGTTGTAAAGGATATTGCAAAGGCCTCCTTAGTCTCCCTCAGTTTAATCTCTGCAAGCCTTGCAAACATAGCCCCATATTGGGCCTCAATTTCACCAAAGGCTTCCGCAAAAGACCCACTTATATCCGCAGAGAGGTCATCAAAGAAGTCAGGTAGTACTTTGAATGCGTTCTGAATATTTTTAGATGAATCCTCAGCTTCCTCAGAAACTCTCATAAATGCAGCACCAATGGCCGTTAGGATAGGAATCGCAATGCCCAAACCCGCAAAGACACCGATCATGCGCGTGGTTTTAGCTAACATACCGAACGTGCCGACAAGCTGTGTTGCCTGTTGACCAAAGGCCAACATGACATTCGTGCCTGACTGTACCTGAACTGCAAAGTCACCGACCTGATAGCCCGTCTGCTGCATCAAGACACCAAGTTGGTTGGTCTGTCTCTTGGCCTGTTGACCCTGAACAGCAAAGCGGTTGTTCGCCATAGCCGCGCCCTGAACGCCCGCATTGTAGGTTTGGAACTCTGCGTTTAGTGCGTCAAGAGATTGTTGTCGTTGGCGGTCGTTGATAACACCAAGTCTCGTTGCCTTATTGATGTCATCAAGTTCTTTCTCGTAGAGCATAGAAGATGCGCGCAATGGGTTTAATTTAGAAATAAGGCGATCTTTTTCTCTCGCCAATGCCGCATCGGCGGCTGCGGCATCACGAGCTTGTTTAGCTTCTTCACGCAGCCTTTGCTCCATCAACGCAGTCATGGTGGCGTTCTTCTTACGCGCCCTCTCAAGTTCTTGCTGCGCGACCCTGTTAGCCTCAGCCGCCGCCTTCGATTCCTTTTCAGCTTGTATTGCGTCTCGGACCTGACGCGAATACAGGTTTACGGCATTACGGGCTTGTATTTTACCCTTAGTGGATTTCTGAAGTTCTGTTGCAAGTTCGCTTACTCGCTTTGAGTATTGATCAGTGCTGAGAGAACCAGACTGCTCTTCTTTGGCTAGTCGCTTAACCTCAAACTGAACTTGGCGCATTTTCTTTGTGGCTTGATCAAGATTGCTCAAGCCGTTGAATTTCAGGTCAATGGTAACTTCATTTATCGACGCCATCAGCCGTTATCCTCGTTCATCGTCCGCACCCATGCCATATCAAGTGCTTTGATTGTTTCCACTTCCCATGATGATAACACAATTCCAGTGAGGTTACACCATGCAGCAATACCCTCCCACGTCAAAGGGTTTGGTCCAGACATACCATAAGTTCGGCCTGAATGTATCTGCATGAAAGTAGACCAGACGTGCGAGGACACGTCTGGAAACTCAGGACCAATCAGCTCTTCTGGATTGGACCCTTTCAACTTAGCTACTTGCTCAAGGTGTTCGCGCTGACTTACACCGTTTTTGTCGGTCTTACTCAGCGCGAACGAGTGTTCAGCAAAATCAAGTAGCTGTTCTTGGATTAGCCCAAAAAAGCGCGGGTGTCTCCAAACACAGCATCGACCTGCTCACGCACCCAAGGATGTTCCATGTAAACCTGCCGTGCCTTATCCTGACTGAAATCTTCCGGCTTCTTATCCAGTGTCAAAGCCCAGCCCTCAGTGCATTTAACCAAGAGTTCAAGCGATGATGCTTCAAGCTCTTCAGCCGTAAGGTTCAACTTACCGCCAGTACGCTGCGCCTTCATCAGACGCTTGTTCTGTTGATTATGGCTGACAGACTTGTAGGTAGACGAATACGGACCATGTACCGTGATGGTCATAGGTGTGCCGTCATCGTTGAGCAGGGTTTCGCCAGTAGCAGGGTGCATCAATTCAACGTCAGTTGTCTCTTTGACTTTACCAATATCATTAAGGCCCATCGGGGGTCTCCTGTAAGTCGGGGATTATGAGGGGTGGGAGGGTAGCGACCCCGACAAACGCTACCCTCCCTGTATCCCGACGCCGGGATTAGGTTGATCGTGTGACGACCATCTGTGTGCCTTCAACGGTATCGTATAGAGCAACGAACGGCAGTTCGATAATACGCGACTGTTCATTAGCCAAAGGCACAGAAGCGCCGTTGTATTTCACGCGAGGCATCAAGAACGTATATGCGTTAGAACCAGAAGGGTCATCGACGCTGACTTGGAAAGAGCTTTCGGTCTCATTCAAGAACTTATTGATGAATGTAGCGTCTTCCGCATACACGCTCATCGTACCTTCAATGACAGAACGACCAAACTCAAGCTGAGGCGCAGTAGCCGAACCAACAACGAATGTTGGTGCAAAAGAGTTCGTCACGCTGAAGCTGATGGATGTAATTACATTCACCAAGTCACCGGAACCCACGCCGCCCTCATAGATAGCGCCGTTATAGCTATCGAATGGGCTGTTGACTGTGGAAGCAGAAACAGTTTTACCTGTTCCGCTAACGCTCATATCCTTACCGACCATATCAAACGATGTCTCGACCATCTGGTTTGGGGCGATAGAGATGTTCATCGTGCTAACAGCCATGCCTGTGAACAGGCGGAATTGAGTAATGTCCTCCATACGATCTTCAAGCGTGAGGAACTTAGGTGTAGTGCCGATAACCATTTCATCAGCCGAGTCAAAGCTGGACAGCAATGCTGACTCAAGCAGATCATCATAATTGCCTTTACGCAGATCGACTTCAATGGAACCAGCGGCATTGCGGTTTCCGTGACGGTCAACACGCGGCATACGGTCGGATTGAATATCCTGACCTTGAAGGCGCTCTTTTGTCAGATCAAGCGAGTGCGTCTTGATAGGCAGGTTAGTATATGTTGATGCAGCCGTGCCGAAGGTCGTTTCGACACCTATAGCGAGTGAACTGCGCGATCCTTGTGCGAATGGCATTTGCTATCTCCAAGCGGTTTATCTTTCATGACGATAATAACCGCTTGACTGTTGTAGCGCAACAACAGCGAATCACTGTGCATATACATACCAAGCTATCTGCACTGGCAGTAGGTAAAAGGGATCGCTAAACACCTGTGCGCCTACTTCGGAATACTCAATCGAGACTGTCACATCAGCGCCTTCAATGTCCGTTGACCCATCGAACTCAGTCATAATCAGATCAGCGTAATCAAACGCAGGGCCTGTCCCACGATCTTGCGGAACAGCAATCGTCACCTGATACAAGCCTTGATAGCGGTTCTGTGGATTGGGTCCACGTGTAGCAGGTCGGCGTGATGTAAGGAACAACGAAGCCCGTAGGTGTTCTTCATCTGCGTTCTGTTCAAACGGCACATTCTCAAAGGCGATGGATGGCAAACCTACAACATCGGCCAACGCCGTATCCATCGTAGCGCGTATATCATTGAGGATCGGCATTAACGGCTCCTACTCTTAATCTTCTGCGCGACCTGCTGAATGATGCGCGACGCTTCTCGCCCAGCAGAAGCATAAACAGGTGGGTTTCCTGTCTTATCACCAGTCAGCCCAGCCTCGATCATAGCAGCATATGCCATTGGGTTTCTGAATACGAACGTGTCTTTACTCAGATCAAGACCCTCAATGTCATTCACCATGTTGGTAAGACCAATCTGACGCGCATTAGGGATATGAGCGACGCCGTCACGACTCTCCCTGCTTCTATCGTCAGGTCGCGTCTTTGTCGCCTCAAAACTACCGCTACGCAAACCAACCTCGTGATTGACCGCATAGGTTCCGCTATCCACAGGGCTGTTGACAGCAATCTCATTGGCGATACCGTACATCGTCTCTTTCTTGAGTTGGTCAATATCAATACCAAATTGCTTTGACATCTCATCAAAGCTAACACCCTTCCGCGTGACTCGTATCTGCGTCATATCACTACCCTCGCGTCTGCAACATATAAGCGATAACGGTAGAGCCTGACTGGAGTTTCTGCACGTTTACGACCCGCACCGTGCTATCCACAATGTCGCCAGTCTCAGGTTCGACATCAAGCCCAACGGCTTGTAGCAGTAGCTTTCGGTCGTCAGTGGTTATGGATGTGCCGTCCACATCCTCATCACGATACTTCACAAAGACACCACGACCTGTCCAAGCCAACTCAGAGCCGCCTGTGACGGTCCCTGTGGTCGTGTTATACATTCCACCTGACTGCTCACGGCTAAATGACACGGCATAGCCGTGTGTGCCTATCAGCCTTTGAACGTCTTTATGAAGTCGTGTCGCCATGTTGCTCATCCTCAACAACAGCAATGCAGTTGCGTGTCCCGCTAACAGTAACATGCGACCAGTGTTTGCTCAACGTATCTGACCACCACTCAGGACCATGTACGCTTAGGTGTAGGGTCTCACCAATACGTCTACCCATACCATCAGGGAATGTCGCAATCTGAAAGAACACCTTGCCGCTTACAACACGACGGATTTCTGACAGTACATCATCGACCTTCTCTGGCGGAATATGCTCCATCACGTCCGTACAATAGCCGTACATGGACGAGAGGTCTTTTGGTAAATCCCACAAGCAAGATTGCACAAGTTCGATATTCACATCCGCATCAAGGCAGTTGGTTACATGGTCAATGCCGATCACGTCAGCGCCCATGCGTTCAAATTGAGCAGCAGGGCGTCCAGTACCACACCCAAAGTCGATCAGCGTATCACCTTTGCTCATACCCAATTCGGCAAAGGCTTGTTTGGCCAACGCCTCTCCGGGTGCATAATTCCTGTAGGCTTCGACTTCCCACATACGCTCGTACTTGTTGCGCTCTCGTTCAGCTAGTTCGTCCATTGTAGTTCCTCCAGTGGCCGGGTTGGAAATGCAGTTACGTTAGAGCCTTTCGGCCCAACGAAGTTAATACAGTTTACCTTATCTTTGACCACATCAAAAGCCTTTGCCCATCGCTCAAGCATATGAGGTGTTTTGCGGTTCTGATCTTGGTATCCCTCATGGAAGTGAGACTTACCTGCGTCCCACTTAAAATCAAAACCTAACAACGCAATTCTCCCATTGCACCTCTGATATGCAAGGTTCAAGGCAGCAAAACCGCTATCATATCCACGCAATGCTCCGCGTTCAGCGAATCCGTCGCCGCGTTCACGTAGAACATATGTCGCGTCTGCAATTATGGTTGGCGCATCATGGCTCTTGGCTATGATCTTCTCACCATTAAAGGCCTCTATTTCAGCCTGACACTTACGCGGAAAATGCCTATCAAGAGTAACTAATGATTGGCAATTAGCCAACCATGCTGATTTGTTCGCACCAATGCGCGGGATATGTCGGGGTAGTTTGTCAAAGTCAAAGCCTTTTAGCGATGGACCTGATCCAATGACAAAGCAATCAATATCCGTAAACATCAGGGTCATAACCACGCGGCGGATTTGCGAATTGATCCTGCTTGAACTTTGGCTGAACACGGTCATTATTAAGGTCATTTGCCTCAATATCTGAATATGTTAATCCGCCAGCAGCAGGTAGCCCAAGACCTTTTGATCCATACTTTTTGGACTGCGCTTCTAGGCGTGTAGCAAGTTTGTAATAATTTTCGGACATCTGGCTATAATTGCTAGATACATCCTCAAACTTGGTGTCTACATATGTTGCGTATTTACCCGCCAATGCCCGTGCGCAGATAGCCGCAGCGACATAAACATCATTGCCCGCTTGCGTCAGCGCGAAAGCCACGTTGTCATTGGTAATAGCGTAATCGGATGAATCCGTATCGCCTACGAGGAACCGCACATTGTTGATGCGCTCAGATAGGCCGTCCTCATCACCAACGATGTTGATTGTGATAAATTCGGAATTAGGGAAAGTCTCAACGGTATTGTCGCTGTAGGTGACAACGAACTCGGCCTCATAGAAGCCTGGTGTTGCCGTATCTGTGGCATCCCAGTCATAACGAACTGTTGGTGTGCCCACTGCCGTGACAATGACGGCTTCTTCATCTAGCGTAAAGGAGGTCGCCCCGACAGGGCGCATACGAAAACGAACAGCCGCTGCGCTTAGGATCACGCTTGTAGGTGTCAGCGCAAATAAGATCGCAGGGCTAGTGTCGTTTCGCTTGATATTGAATGTGGTCATGCTGCAATCCTTATGATCGTGCCGCCGCTGGACGATTGGCCAATACTACCACCATTCGCGGAAATGGCCAATGACCCGTCATTCGATGAGTTGACTGGCAATTCTTGACGGCGGGCGCTAACGATACCGACAGCGGGGAGGCGACCCCTGATGATAAACTCTATGTTTTGCGGGAATACCGCAACACCAGTTGACGCTTTTGGCGTTAGGGCCGATACAGCAACACTTGATGAGGGAACAAACGCAGATGCGCCTGACGCAACAGCAGGTGCGTTTACGTCTATAGGCACGTCTTTACTTGGAACGATCACGCTTGTGCCGAGGGATACGGCGGGCGGCGATGCGGACAGGCCAAAATCAACCGATGATATGCCCAATGCAACACCAGTCGAGATGGACGGCGCTTGTGGCGCTAGGTTTGTATTCGCGGTCGGAACCTGAGCGGCAATGCCTGTGCGTAGTTCTGGTGAGAACCCAAATATCTCGATACTGACTGATACAGGTGTTATCACCACATCGGTAAGAATGTCGGGTGTCAGGGTATCCAAAACAACATCTGCCACAGGGACAGATATGTTGATGTCAAATGCTATACTCGGCTCAATAACACCAACCGCAATATTCACAACAGGTGAATCAACCCTGACGCCTGTGGCCACGACAGGTGCGTTGGTACTTACGCTCGTGTTTACGATGGGGGTCTGTAAGGACACACCAGAGACAACCGTTGGTGCTGCGCCGTCAATATGCAGATCAATGGTCGGAATAACATTATTTACGCCTGTTTGCGCTTGTGGTGCAAAGGCTACGACATTTGTGTTGGCGGCGGGGACGCCGATTGCATTACCAGACAGAATTTCCGGCACATAAGCGATAATCGTTGTGTCCGCAGTGGGAACAGCTACCGTTGCGCTGATGGAAACAACAGGTGCGACTGCCGCCAATACCATGTCCGCAGTGGGAACAGCAATAGTTGCGCCAGCGACAACCGTTGGTACAATAACCGCAACTGTGGTGTCCGCAGTGGGAACAGCGATAGTTGCGCCAGCGACAACCGTTGGTGCAGATGCTACCAATCCGATATTTACGGAGGGGACATCCAGAATTATTGGCTCAAAAGCAAAAACCCCATCATCACCTAACGGAGCGGAGGCGAGAGGGGAAAATCCTAGCATTGTTTACTCCGGTTTGGTGGGCCAGATGACCGAATAAGGGTAGCCTTCTTGAGCAGTCACGTCGCGCAACTGTTGCCTGTATTCACGCCAATATGGTTCCATCGTAACGTCACTCAGGGCCATCCAGTCGGTCTGTTGCAGTAGGTTGTCGCGCTGCGATCTGATGTTGCGCCCTGCGTCCTCGACGGACAGGTTGCTGACCTCCGACCCTTGGGTCCATGCGCCATCGACCTCGGTGAGCGCCGTCGGCTTTAGCGTCTGGGTCATGTAGTCAACCGCAGGCTGGTCATCCACCGTGTAGGGATAGACGCCCCAGTCTGCCAGAAGCGCATCACTTGGCACTTTTGGGAAAGACGTATTCGGATTGTCACGACGTAGTTGCCCGATTGAGTAATTCTCAGGCTGGCCGTTTGTGATCTTCAGGTGCATTTGGATTG